GCAAACCATCTCTTCCTACTCCTCCTGTCGTTAATGCAGAAACGGATGTTGTCAATCATCCGGAAAAACCAAGGTATCAAGGAGTAGGCCCGAAAGACAGATGGGATCAGATAGAATATGCCTTCACAAGTGGAGGTGTCAAATACTTTAAATTCGTATCTGAGGTTAATGTGCCATTCCAAAGGGCAGTAGCTGCCAGGGATATATTCACTGAGGAACTTTGGCAAATCAATCCTGACTTCCTGAGAGGCTGGAACAATGGGCTAATCAATTTGCTCATGGACAAGAAGAAGAAGGATGATAAAAAGCTTTATGAGGTAGGTATTATGGCCTCAAGGCTAAAGGAGCAGATGGAGATGTCTGTGAGCCTGCTTAGGCAGTTAAAGCTTGCAACAGTTGTCTACTTTGACGAGCATGAGAATCCTTTAGATTACCAGTACCCATACAACAAGCAGAAACTTGAGCATTGGATGAAGTCCAATGATGTAGAGGGTTTTTTTTTGACACTGCCGGAGTACGCTTATCTTCCCTCTTTGACAGAATACAGCACGAATTTTCCGACCTATTTGCAAGCAGAAACTCTCCAAAGCCTAAACAACCTGAAGCACATTATTGGACTTCAATTATTAGACAACACAGACAGCGATTTAGCGAAGTCCTTAGAATCGCAGGTGGAGATGCTTACAGAGCTAAATTCCTGGTCGAAAGGCCAATCTATGAATACTATTTAATCTATTCTACTTGGATTGCCGAGCAGAAGTCCAAGAGGAGTCAGAGATAAGATACTTTTTTTTTATGTGTTTCATTTAAGTTCAAAGAGCCTCCCAAATTGGGGGGCTTTTTATTGTAACTTTGCCACAAATAGAAAGACATGGCAACTATTTCCAATAATGATATTAAGATTAGATATGTTGTTGAGACATCCAATCTTGAAGCTGCTGCTCAAGCATTTGATAAGTTAAGCAATGAAGAGAAGCAGGCACTTACTGACTTAAAAAAGTTTAACCAGGAGAGCCAAAGTACCAATAAGTCAATGGGCGAACTTGGTAGCATTGCTGGCAAGGTTGGTGGTGTTCTTGGTGGTCTATTTGCTGTTGGTCAAATCAAGCAGTTTGCTTCTGCTGTTATTGAAACAACTGTCAAGTTTGAATCAATGCGTAAAGCTATTGATTTTGCATCAGGATCAATGGAGGCAGGGGCAAAGAACTTTCAATTTATAACAGACTTAGCCAATAGACTTGGACTTGATTTAAAAGCAACTGCTGAAGGTTATAAGACATTTGCATCTGCCTCAAATTTAGCAGGCCAAAGCAGTCAAGAAACAAACAGACAGTTTGCAGCAGTTGCTAAGGCTGCTCAGGTAATGGGATTATCAGCCGATGACAGTAAATCAGCTTTCTTGGCTCTTGGGCAAATGATGTCAAAGGGTACTGTTTCGGCAGAAGAATTAAGAGGTCAATTAGGAGAAAGACTTACTGGTGCATTTGGGATTGCTGCTAAAGCAATGGGAGTTACTACTGCTGAACTTGGTAAAATGCTTCAGAAAGGTCAGGTACTTGCCTCTGACTTCTTGCCAAAGTTTGCCACTGAACTTGAAAACACATTTGGTAAGGGCAATACTCAGGTTACTTCTCTCGCTGCAAGCCAAAACAGATTTAATTCATCTATTGATCAACTAATCCTTGCCATAGGGAACAAACTTAATCCATTCCTAAAAGGGGCTTATGATTTGGCTGCTGGCATTGCAAGCAATCTTGCAAAAGCAGGAGGAACAACAGCAGCAGAAAGGCAAGCTAAGTTTAATGCTGAAGCAGTCGCATCTAAGAGAATTGAAACTGAATTGGCAAAAGAGACTTTTAAATTAGACCAACAGAATCAAATCAAAATAACTGCTGCAAACCTTGAAGGCATCAGAAAGCAAATAGCAAGGAATCAATTGATGGGCATGGAGGAAAAGATTAATGCTCAGATGGTAAAGGTTCAAAATGCAAGAATAGCCGCTGCTGGAAGCCTAAGCACAAAACTTAAAGACAATCTTCAAAAGCAAGAGAATGAACTTGCAGTATTAAAGGCTCAAGAAGATCAATATGCAAAGATTGCTGGAGCAATTATTAATACTCCTCCTCCTCCTCCTCCAATTGATGAGAAAGCAGCTAAGGCAGCTCAAAAGTTTGAAGAGGAGCAATATGCGAGAAAGTTGCAACTTCTTAGACTTACAAGAGAGTTAGCTCAATTGAATATCAAAATAAACTTTAATAACAAGATTGATATCCTTAGAGAAGAATATAAGGCTGAAAAAAAGTTTTTAAATGATGCCTACAATCTGCAAGTTGAATATTCTGCTAAAGGAGTTCAGGCTGCAACAGATGCTATCAAAGTAACTGATAAGGAAAGGACTTTAAATAGGGTTGAGACTGTTAGAGACTTAAAAGAAGTAACTCAAACAACTTTAGAAGAAATCAATAAGCAAAGAATAGCAAATGCAAAATTTGAGCAAGACAAAACAAAGGCTCAAGAGGAAAGAATAAGCAAAAAGGAAAAAACTGATTTTGAATTAGAACAACTTGATTTAAAACATCAAGAGAAAATGGATGAATTGGATAAGCAATTCGCAGAAGAAAGAAAAAAAAGAGCAAAAGAGGAAGAAGATGAAAAGCAGGCATTAAGAGAAAAAGCCTTTGAATTAACGCAAACATTAGTTAATGGTGCATTTGACTTATATCAAGCAAGATTAAGCAATGAATTGACTTTGCTTCAAAAAAGATATGATACTGAAGTTAAGTTGGCAGATGGCAACCAGCAAAAGATTGATGAACTAACTCAACAGAAAGATATAAAAGAAAGAGAGCTAAAAATGAAACAATTTAGGGCAGATCAAGTAGCTGCTTCATCAAGAGTAATGTTTCAATTGGCTCAAGAGGTTATGAAATATGGTGTTTCAAATCCACCATTAGCAGCATTTGCAGGCTTTATTGCAGCAGCTCAACTTGGATTAATTGCAGCACAGCCTGTGCCTGAATTTGCAGAAGGAACAAAAGGCAAGCCATTCAAAGGAGGTAAGGCAATGGTAGGTGAAAGAGGTGTTGAGAAAGTTGTGACTGAATCGGGCAAGGTTTACTTCACTCCACCAACTGCTACTTTGGTTGATCTTCCTAAAGGCTCTCAGGTTATTCCTAACCATGCTCTAAGCAAACAAGAAATCTATTGGGGCAGTATGCAATCAGGCAGACAGTCAAGCAGTGGCAGTCCGGTTGTAGGCGAAATAAGAGAGCTTGGAAGCATCCTAAAAGGCTTGCCAATTACTCAGCTCAATATGGATGAAAGAGGTTTCGAGAAGTTTATAAGAACACCAAGAAGGACTACTAAGATTCTAAATAATAGGTTTAGAACTGAGAATTAATGTTTGGTTTAGATAGGCGAAAAGGGGATGGCATTGCTATCCCTTTTTTTTATCTATTTTTGAAGCATGGCAGGATGGAGTTTTTTTCTCAATGGTATAGAAGTAGAAGAACCTATTGGCTGGGATGCCATTGAGTTCACAGCAATCAGAATGGAGTCTCATGGCATAGATCAACCATTCTCAACTGAAATGCGATTCTATGAGAGAGGAGCAAAACTTATTAAGGCTCTTTATGACCAATACTTCATCAATGCTGAGATAACTATCCAAATCACTTCTGATGTTGGCTATGGTGGTGAGCCTTATGAGTTCAATGGGATGCTTAACCTCGCAATCTACCAGGAGCATAATGTATGCGACACAGATAGCTGGGAGATAACCGTTGGAATCATTGATGATAACTTCAGAGAGCAGTTTAAGGCTCGCCAGGATGTAGAGATTGACCTTACAGCCATCAAAGACCTTAATGGTGATACAATTGCTGCTCTAACAGAAAAGGAAATCAGGCTACACAGGCAGGACTTATACTTGCAAGCCAATGGTAAGAACTTAGCAGATAGTTCAACATATACTTACAATGGCCCACTTGGGCCAATTGCTCAAAGATTTGCAGTTGTTCCTACTTATTGGTCACAAAAGGACTTTACGGAAAATTATGGTAGTGCATTTGACACTAATGTAATATTTATCACAAGAGCCACATGGGAAACCACACCTATTTTAAAGAACAATGCCTCAACCAATCGGACATTTAATTATGATGTGTCTATTGAGTTTACTCTAACAAATAATGATACAACTGGAAATGTTCAGATTTCATTGGCTTTCGTTGAGCTTAATGGAAACACTCCTGCTGGTACAACTAATTTATATACCATTGACCTTACACCAAGTCAAACAATAACTGTTGTTCAAAATTTTACAGGTTCATTCAGTCTTCCGACTGGAAACACTATTAGCCTTTTCTTTATTCAAGATACATTTAGCACAGTTACTGCTGCTGTTACCGTTGATATTGAAAAGGGCTACACTATAAACCTTAGCGAGATAAATTCAGGAGAGTATGCCTCCACAGCAAACTGCTTAACGATTGAGCAATGGCTTAAGAGGGCAATCTACATGATGACAGGAAGCAATGATAAGTTGCTTTCAGATGTATTTAGTGAGGATGATGGTGGATGCTATTGGAATAATGCTTTAACTAATGGGCTTAGAATTAGGCAAGCAGATAATCAGGATGACCTTGGCGCACTTAAGACAACATGGAAAAAAACATTTGAGGCTCTTGATAGAATCTTTTGCCTTGGATGGGCATTTGAATGGACAGGAACAGAATGGAAAATAAGAGTTGAGCCAAGAGAATACTTCTATCAGAACTCAATCAGTCAAACATTTAACAATGTTGGAGAGGTAACGACAATGGCTAAGGTTGATATGCTTGCCAATGCCATCCAGCTTGGATATGATGAGAAGTGGAAAAACATTCAGCTATCAGGAACTTTTGCCATCCACACTGATCGCAATTACTTTGTGAATAATAGGGCAATGGCTGAGAACTCATCAGGCAAGTTGGACATCAGGACACCTATAATTGCCGAGGGTTATGCTATTGAATTTAGCAGAAGGTTGTCTGATATAAGTTTCGGGGGTGCTACATCAGACAGGCCTAATGACTATGAAACTTTTATCATTTGGCTAAATAGGCAAACCATTGAATTAGAAGATGTGGAAGACACTGCTTTTAATCTTTTTCAGGAGACTGGTGCAGTTACATTCCTTCCCGGCACTGTAAGCCTTCCAAGCAACTTGATTACCTTTTCAAGTAGTCCATTAAATAACCTTTACAACATCTTTCACACTCCAGCTCGAATTGCTTGTAGGTGGTGGAAGGTGCTTGGCATGCACACCTATGGCCTGACTAATCCAAGACTTCAGTTTCAGGTAGGTGAATATCAGACAGCCTATGCCAGCGCAATATCAGACTCTTCTGAGCCATGCATTCAGATACCTTCTGAGGTTACCATTGCTGAGAACTCAGACATCTATGCAGACATCATTGTGCCTGAAGCTGCTGAATATTTATTTAAGCCTATTGGAGTTGAATTTACATATCCACAAAGTCTTTGCGATTTCTTAACTTTGTCACAGGATGAGCAATATCGGAAGGTTAGGCTCACTTCAGGCTCTTTGGATATTCAGGGATTTATCACTGAGGCAACCAATCAGCCGGAGGATGCTTCCGGTGGTACGACAAAGTTTACACTTCTTCAGGCCAATCAACTTGCTCCAACAGGCGCAGCATTCGATGAAGGCTTTGATGATGGTTATGAGATAGGTTAAAATGCCAACTAATTACAACAGAGCCAATCTAATCACGGAGAGTGCAACACTCTTCCCCGACAACAATAGCCAACTAATTTCTCCTGCCGATTTAAGGTCTTGGCTTGATGATGGCACTACAAGCTTTGTAACGCAAAAGGACAAATCAACTCTTGAGAATGCAATCTTTGAAAATCAAGGATCAACCTTAGCAGCAGGAGCAACAGTAGACCTAAATGCTGCAACAGGAAACTATTTGCACATTTCAGGCACAGGAACAATCAATTCCTTTGGCACTTGTCCAGCAGGGGCAAGGTTCATCTTAATGTTTGAAGCTGCCGCGACATTGACCTACAATGCCACAAGCCTAATCATTCCAGGAGGAACTACCAAGACAGTTGTAGCAGGAGATTGTTGCTTGATTGTCTCGGAAGGCTCAGGCAACTGGAGGATAGTTGGCTACTTTGTCGCAGCAGGAGCAGGCTCAGGAACTGTAACAAGCATAACAGCAGGAACTGGTCTAAATGGAGGAACAATTACTTCATCAGGAACTATTGACCTTGCCGACACTGCTGTAACTCCTAATTCTTACACAAATGCCAACATCACAGTAGATGCTCAGGGTAGAATTACTGCTGCATCTAATGGTTCAGGCGGTGGAGGTGGTACTCCTGGAGGATCTAATAACGAAGTTCAGTATAATAACGCAGGAGCATTTGGAGGAATCCCTGAATTGACTTATCAAGGAGGATTTGTAAGAATTTTAAGTCCTAAAATAGGTACATCAAATAGCAATGGACACTTACATATTCACAATGCTAACTCTGCTCCAACTGGTATAACCAATTACCTTACAACTTGGTATGAGAAGGCAACAAGGGTATTAGGATTTAGGTCTGAACTTGATACTCATGGAACTTACATTGCATTAACTGCTCCCACTGCTGATAGAACTATTACTCTGCCTGATTCAAGTGGAAATGTAGTTCTTGATTCAACTGTGCCTTCATTTAGTAATGGAGCAAGTGCAGGAGAAATAAGGCTACTTGAGCCTTCAGGAAGTGGTACTAATTCTGTTGGTATTAAGGCTCAGGCAATGAGTGCTGATTATTCCTTGACTTTGCCAACTAATACAGGCACAAGTGGGCAAGCATTGATAACTGATGGAAGTGGAGGATTAAGTTGGGCAACTAATGGAGGATCACTTTCAAGCCAGTACTTAAAAAATACTACTGCTACAACAATTGGAAGTCCAATAGTAGGAAACACAATTATTGAAACCTTATTTATTCCAGCAGGCACATTTACTTCCAATAATTCCTTTGTGCTCCTGCATAAAAACACAAGTGCAATTGCAACAACTCAATACAGTATTAGCATTGCAATTAACACAAGTCCTACAATCGGAGGAATTGTTATTGTTGGGCCATCTGTTGTGGCGGCAGGGGTTACTGCTCAAAATGCGCCAATGGGTATTAATTTATACGGAGGTGGGTCTGGCAATACAACAAGGTACATGGCAAATCCATGGACATCAAGCACATCAATTGGAGCATCTAATAATGGAATAGATTGGTCAATTAACCAATATGTTGTGGTTTCTGCATCTTCATCAGCTACAAGAAGTATTACTAACTTATTAATTGGAATAACCCCTACATAAATGGAAGAACTAACTTATTTAGATAATCAACTTAATTACAGAGGCCAATTTTATCAAGTTGGAGATTCGATGATTATGGATGATGCAGTTTTTTTAAATCTTTTTGACACTGAAAATAATTTCAAAGTGATTTTAGTGGCTAACCAAACAAGCATCAACGGAGTCATACAGACCTCTGCTCAAATGATAATTGACACCCTGACCAATGCCTAATTCATTCTATCGTTTTCAGCCTGCTTGGAATGCCGGGTTCTATCCTGACAACCAAATAACTGCCAATCTTTTAAATGCATTAGCAGGCAATATTGGTGCATGGTTGCCTGGGTTCTTTCCCGGAAAGACTCTAAGCCAATTGGTAGCAGGAGTGACAGGGCAGATGAATGTATTTAATGTCTCTCCATACT